GCCCCATTCGTGAGGCTCCTTATTTTTATTCTCCACCTTCAGATATAGGCGGGTCGTCCGGATCAGGCTCAATGGTGTTCAGAACCTCAATCTCATCCTCAATCTCGTTGATGCGGTCGCGCCATGCCTGGTGCTTGGAGTGCAGCGCGTCGGGGTCGTAGGGCAGGGGCTTGCCTGCTGCCTGTGCCTCGGCATTTTTGATGGTTTTGTAATCGTCGCTGCTAAGCTGCGATTCCAACGTGTTTCGTTCGCTGTACAGAGCATTTTTCTGCTCGATGATTTCTGACTGTGTCATAATGCTTTAAATTTAAGTGATACTTTGTGTTTAATCTCTCGTTAGGCGAATAGCCTTGTTTGTATGTGATACATCTCCGGCGGTCGTCCCACTCCAACCACTGACACCATTCTGGCGATAACTTGTCTCTCAGTTCCAGCAGTCGCTTGTAGTCGGTACGATTTTTCAGCAGCCCGCTGTAACTGTTGAAGACATCCACCATTGCGCCGATTTCCTTGTATCTGTTTTCGTTCATTCTCTCGATACTCCTGATGGCATTGTCGTAGGTCTTATTGTTCAGGTGTATGCGGTTGGGACGTATATGGCTGCCCAGGAACTCGCAACCGTGATAGTAGGGCTGGTCGTAGAATTTCTTTTCATTCAGCATTACACCTTTCTTTGCCAGCCTGCGGCGCAGTTCTGGGAGTAGCGACAGGAGGTATTGGTGGCGATCCTCTGGCACGACGAACACGATGTCATCGACAAAGCATACGAGTCTGACGCCGCATTCGTTGGTCAACCATAGTATCTCGTCGTTGACGTACAGCCCCATTGCCGTCTGCCATATCAACCTGCCGATGGCAGCACCGATGCCCTCCGGCTTGGTGCGGATAGATTTCTCTGGTGCGATGTGTTCTCGCCAAAGATACGGGGCGGTACGCAATTCGCAATGAGCAGCGGGGTTGCAGTGGATGCTGATCATCGTCAACCATTTCAGATATGCCTTCGTTTCCTCGTCCAGCTCCGTGCGGTCTATCACGTCGTCGATGCACTTCTCCGCTATCAGCCATACGGCATTGGGGAAGTAGCCGCTGAAGTCTATCTTTATAATCCGTGTTGGCTTGGTATAACCCTCCGACACCTCAAAGATGTGTTCTATCAGTTGATTGATGGCTGCCTGGGAGCCCATGCCTTTGCGATTGTTGAAGGTGAACGGCGACAGGATTTTGTCGGCTTCGGGGATTACCGCCTCGCAGACCTCCGTGTCTATCATGCGGCCACCAAATTCCGTAGCGAAGATTTCGCGCCAACGTGGACGTGGCGTGAGAAAGGTGTAGTTGTGCAGGATGCGCAGCGTGCGGTCGTCGCGGTCGTTCAGAGCACGTACCAGCAGCGGTGCCCAGTTCGCCTCAAATTCCACAGAGTCCTTGCCTCTGCGCTTATTCTTCCTTGTCTTCTTCATTAGTCTGTATAGATTGACAAACCTTTCTTCTTCTTTCAAACTCATCTTTGCGTAATAACTTTTTCTAATAAATTCGTGACCGCCCCAACCTGATTCGTGTTGTTCACGTTGTTGTTGTTGAGGTTGCGGTTGTTGCCGTTGAAATTCCAAGCGTTGTTGACGTTGTACATCTCAGCGAACCACCTGTTCGAGCATCCGAGCAACATTTGACGATGGTGTGAATGACACCCGTGCTCCCTTTTACTATTTCTGTTCTGACGCGGACTTCTTGGTATTACTGCCCGACCCCTTCCTGCGTCCTGACGCAATAGAGTTTGATTATCTGATAGAGTTGCGCCACTTCTTCGCTCCCGTTTCGATGCGTTCCAGCAGTCGGGCGATGGCGAGCTTCGCGGAGTCGGAGAATAGGTACATCTCGCCCTTGCTGTCGGCATCGCTTTTCTTCTGCGTCATATCCTTCATGTCCATAAGAATGTCGAAGGCTGCCAGCATTTCACCAAACGAGCCGATAAGATGCTCCACGTATTCACGCTTGCGCTGCTGCTCATGTTCGCCGCGCAGTTCCATAGCGATGGTGCAGTAGTGGATGATGGCGTAGCACGCATCCTCGAACCGCCGCACCGCGCTGTGTTCGCGACGCGCCTTTGGCAGGTGCCACGTCACGCGGTCGTAGAGTTTCATCAACTCCTTCGCATCACACAGAATACTCTCCTTGGAGTTGTTGGCTTTGTTGCTCATGTTCCCGTTCTGCTTTGTATGCCGCTTGTTCGGCGCAATATTCTAAATACTCTCCGTAGTCGCGGATTTTGGAATAATCCATATTTTTGAATTTTTTTAAAGGCTTCGCCTACCTTACGGATAGGCGAAGACCTTTTAATTTTTAATTTTTATAAAAGCGTGACCGCCCCAACCTGATACGTGTTGTACACGCCGTAGCTGCCGAGGTAGCGGTAGCCGCCGCTGAAATACCAAGCGCTGTTGACGCTGTACATCTCAGCGAACCACCTGCGCGAGCTGTTATTGAGCGTTACCTTGCCAGCCTTGGTTTGCGTAGCGTTGATGGCAGCAAGGTTGGAGTCCTCCATCATCAGCACGCCCTCCGTCACGTCCCACAGATGGCCGCCCTGCTGGTATGCCCAGTTGAGTGCCGGGAACTTTGCCTTGGTGCTGCCGCTCTTCGTAGGCGCCATCATCGGGCCGTATTTAGCGGTCATTGCCTCGCCGTCGGGCAGGGCGAAAGCATCCACCTTCATCAGCGGCTGGATGCCGAACTCGCCACGCAGGTATGCCTCATAGGTTTTGTAGTAAGCGCGGATGTCGGCAGCGTATGGCGATGCCTGGAACTCCGTGAACTTCATCGGGTCGGTGGTGCCCGACTCGCTATGCACCGCCACGTTGGCCTCAAGTGTGCGTCCATTGGTGCTCCAGTATGATACGGCACCGGCAAAGTTCATGATGCCACGACTGCTGGTGCTTTTGCCGTTCACTTTGCGGTAGGAATTGCTGGCGGGCATGTCACCCCAGGTGACGAACGTGAGTGTGCCGCCGGTGCAACCACAATTGCTCTGCTGTTTGTTGCTCCATGCGTCACATTGTACAACAATTCGTGTGGCATCGCTGTCCACCTTCTCGTTGTTGTCATTGGCGAGATAGCACCACCAGGCGGCGGCGTCGCCCAACTCTGTGGCCTTAGCCTCCAGCGCGGCGGTAATCTCCGCAACGGTGGTAGCGTCGAAGTTGGTGGAGGTGAGGGTTACGGGCACGTCAATATTTGTACCGTACTGCGCGTCACCTGATTTGGAGGTGTCGCAGATGCGGAGCTTCAGCGTCAGTCTGGTGCTGGTGATGGCGGTCAGTGCGTACTGCAATACGTCCGCATACTTGTAGGTCGGCAGACTGCTGTAATTACCCAGGAATGTCGCCCAGCGACCATCCTTATGGTAGTACAAGAACACACCTTTATACGTCCACGATGCAGGCACGAGGCTACGGTTATACACGTCCCGGCGAATAGCAACCTTGTTGCCATTCTCGTCGAGATATACGGCATCGCCAAACATAGGCGTATCGGTGGTAGGCACGTTCACGCCGTCAAACTTGGAGACGTTACCGTCCTTGATGTTAGCCACACGACTCTCGGTGGTCGGCTTGCCAGCGGAATTGTAGCTGGCAGCGTCGTTATACTGTTCAATCTGTTTCATATCTTTAACCTTTTAATTCTTAATTCTTAACTCTTAACTCTTAACTCAATTTAGTGCCACCCAGTCGCTTGTGCTTCCTGTAACGGCCACAGCGTAATAAACCTTCTTGCTCGCCTTGTCAACGTACTGCTGACCGATCTTGCGGGGACAACCATCCCATACGGTCATGGTCTCCTCATCCCAGTTGTCAGGCACGTTGGCAGCACTCGGAGCGCCCTCAACGCTGCTCTCCAGAACGTCAGGAACACCCAGCGTCATCTTGTCAACACACTCAATAGTCTGTGCCTTGATGTATGGCAGCACCGCATTATCCTTACCTGAAAGCAACTCCCGCAAAGCCTTGTTCTCGTTGTAGAGATAGAGCAGGGCTTCGGCCACCACGCTCAGACTGATGTCGAGTTTCACCTTGGCAATCTGCGAGAGCGCGTCGGCTACGTTCTGCGAGTATGTGCAACCGAAGTATGCCTCGCCCGTGGCACCGCTCTTCATCTCAATACCGCAGTCGTTCAGCGCGTACTGTGTCTTGGTGAGCGTCACGTTGGCCGTAGCAGCCGTTGCCTTCTCGTAGCGCACAGCACCACTGATGGCCGTTGCGTTGGTGTCAGTGTAACTTACGGTCGTTCCCTCCACCGTCAGCACCTGGTCGCTACCCTCAATCTGCGCCAGACCGTCAGACTTCATGCCGCTGATGGTGAGCGAGTGCTTGTAGGTCTCTCCGTCCTCCTGTAACTCGTTAGTCCACGATGGAGAGGTAACACGTCCGATGGGGTCGGTAATGGTCATCTTTGTGCTGCTGGTGCGAGTAGCACGGGTAGCAACCGTATTGCCGCCAGAACCCAGCACAAGGAACTTACCCGTACCATTGGGAGCAGCCGTAAAGAGGGCAGTCAGGTCGATGCTGTCACCTGCATCATCTTCGGCGGTAGGACTGACGTACTTATCGTACCAATCCTCCCAAGCCAGATGAGCACAAGTATCGGCGTAGGTAATGCCGTTCACGATGAGATAGCCAGGACCACTGGTCAGATAAGTACGGAAAGTCTCGTCGTTGTAGGTCACATCCTGATAATTTGCGGCCACACCGTCGTTCACCGATGTAGGCACACCGTCGGCCAGGGCCTTGAAGCGCACAGTGGCATTCTTGATGTTGTTGCCATCCTTGTCAGTCAGCAGCACGCCGTTGTTCTTAGTGGCATCACCAAAGGCGCCCAGCTCCAGGTGAGGTACGGGGAAGTACCAGCCATTGCCCACAGCCACAGCCACACCGCCATTGCTGGCCAGTCGCAGCAGATTGTAGCCGCTGGTCACAAGTGCGTCGCACTTAAAGTCGCTCTTCGCCACGATGCTCGCCAACACGCCGCCATACGCCGTGTCGATAGGATCATCCCCAGCCGTAGAACGTATAGTCTCGTCCCAAGAGTTAGAAACCTCTGATACGTCCTCTGCCCACGATTCGAGATTGCCAGCGAGAGCTGGAACCACGTTACCATTCTCCAAGTTTTCCTGAAGCGCATTGGCTCCGGCTGCTGCTGCGTTGGCGGCTTCCGTAGCTGCTGCGCTGGCGGTATGGTCGCTTACTGCCTGCTGATGATCGGCAACTGCTGTGGTGTGGTCAGCGACAGCCTTATTATGGTCGCTGACAGCATCGGTGTGGTCAGATGTAGCGGTTGCATGATCGTTTTCTGCCTGTACGTGGTCAGCGTCGGCACGGTTCACGAGGTCGGTCATCTGTGCATTATCCTGAACCGCTGTTTCGTGATCTTGTTGGGCTCTCGCAGCATCCGTTACTGCCTGCTGATGATCAGCGACAGCCACGGCGTGGTCTTCGGCAAAGACAGCCTGACGATTATTTTCATTGAGTTGCCTTTGAGTTTCCGCAGCCACCCTGCTTGCCTCTTGATTGACTCGTGTTTGTTCCGCAGCCACTCTCTGTTGTTCCTTTCCAACCCTTGCAGCCTCTTGATTTACCCTCTGATTTTCTTGGGTGACCCTGTCCTGTTCCGCGCGGATTCGTGAAGTTTCAGCATTTTCTCTCTGCTGTTCGTTATATATGCGGTTATTTTCCGCATTGATCCTCGCCTGTTCCGCTGACACCCTATTCTGTTCAGCAGCCACACGTCCAGCCTCATTCTCGGTCATCTGCCCGTCAATCTCAACGAGGTGGTCAGCCTCCTGCTTGATGCTTGAGAGGTCGATGATGCAGAACCACCACTGCTGATCTGTCAGCGGGTGCCCTGTGTTGCCCGACTTCAGCGAGCGATAAACACTCAGCCCCGTAGCATCCTGAACGACGGCTGCGTTGCCATATACGGTTGCGCTGTTGTATGCACCTTTCCAGGCTTCACCGACCTGGTAGCGGATTTCTTGAATCTGTTCGTTCATATCCTTATACTTTTAATTGTTATTACTCAGTTTGTTTATGGTCTCCACAAGCGGATGACCAGTTCAGCCGTAGTCTCGTCGTAGCGCACACGGTCGATTTCCTGCTCCAGTCCGCTGATGGTCAGCACGCCCGTCTCAGCATCGAAGTCCATCACGGGGAAGAGCATACCGCCACTGACGCCTGGCTCACCCTGCGGGCCTTGTGGCCCCTGCGGGCCTTGTGCGCCTGTCGCTCCATGAAGCGATTGCAGCCACTCCTCTTCCGTTCCCACATAGCCGTGGTCAACGGCAATCTGATAGGCACTCTCGCCGGGGTCTCCCTTCGCCCAATAAGGTTCAATGGTGCTCACGGCATTGATGCTTGCATCGCCTTGCAGCGCGAGTTGCAGGTTGAAATACACGGGCTGGCCCTGGTCGTCCAGCTCCTCAATCACTACGGGCTTCGGTGCGATGTACTCGTCACACACACCGCTGGCATAGTTCGCGTCGTTCAGATAGTACGTGCGCTCCACCTTCAGGATGCCGAGTCCCATCTTCTGATCGTCGAAACCGATGACCAGATTACCGTCGTCATCCAGGCGGCAGTTGTGGTACTCCTGTCCATCAAACGATGCCACAAATGCCCTCGAAGGTGCGCCCGTGAAATACTTGAAACGGAAGGGCACACCGTAACCGGCTTCACTCTTCTCAGTAATGGTGAAGTCGGTTTTGAAGAAAATTTGTTTTATCTGCATATTATTACTGATTATGTGCCGGGGATTTTGCGCCGGCACGGTTATGTCAACTTCATGTACGGCTTCACCTTCATGTCGAAGGCGTAAGGCACCGTGTAGAGATTCTGCATACTAACCGATGCCCGCTGCGTGTAACTCGTTTCCACGAGCATCAGAGCCGCCACAAACAGCGGCTTCGGTACTTGCCCGTACTGCTCGATGATGTCCTCCATCGTGCGGTTGCACAGGTTCAGCACCGTCTCTTCGGCATCCTCTCCGTACAGTTCCAGCAGGTCGTTCTCGCAATCGAAGTCAATGCGCGAGTGCTGCTTTATCCAGTCTATTGTCAACCATTTCATATCTGATTTATTTTTGTCCTTTATGGTTCGGTCAAAAACACGTCTAAGGTTTACCTTCCGAAAACAAAAAAGGCGAAACACCTGTTACGATGTCTCGCCTTTTTGGATGGATGCGTTGATTGCAGCCATTTCAGCTTGTAATTTTGATACTACTTCCTCGCTTACTTCCGGTTCGTTGTGTTCATCTTCCTCTTTGAAGATTTCAGGGAACAAGTCTTGCGGTTTTTTGCCCCTGGGGTCTCGCATCGCATAGATGGCAGCGTAGGCACATTCGGCAAGGAGTTGATGTTTCAGGCGGTCACGCCGTCGGTAGCCTCGGATGATTCGACGGGCTTCCCAGAAGCGGATGTCGTATAAGAACTCACGCCTGCTGATTCCTATCTCGCCAACGAACAGTTGGTACAAATCGTTGGCGGTCAGTCGTTTTTTTCGTCAGCGGGTTCCTTTTCCTTTGGCTCTCCGACAGGGATTTTGTAAAAATCAATGTATAATCCCGCGATGGTTCCGACAGCCAATCCTACGTCTTCAGGCGACGAATGGAAAACCAGTTCTCTGTCTTCGAGTGGATTCTTCTCGCCACGACTTTCGTAATAGGCAGTCATGGCTGACATGATGAGATAGATGGATTTCCGTGTGTCGGGCATTTTGCTTTCCTGTAGGGCAAGAATGATTTCACGCATGAAAGCCGTGCATTCCTGTTCGGCCAAAAGTTTAAAACTGATCTCCGTGGCAAAGCAGTAGGCAAGAGTGACTTGCTTTCCGCAAAGGGTAATTTCTTTTGTTTTCATAGTTCTCCTTTTTTTTAAATAAGACATAAAAAACCGCCCACACGCTCACTTTGGGTAAAGATGAGACAGTGCAGGCAGTCTTTGTGAAGTTTACGCAGCGACCGTAAATTCGCCGTAGCCATTTAGAGTGGCGGTATAGTCTGCCCGTTGTCTGTTTGGCCCGTTCACCTGAAGCTGCGTCAGGATAGCACTTCCGCTGACGATTGTAGAGGATGCCGTGCGGTTGTTGTCACCACCGACGTTGGCAATCTTCCACTTCACGGGCGTACCGGCCTCGTAGATACTTTCGATGCTTGCCAAGTCCTGTGCAGCGACGGAACTTGTGATGGTGTCGTTGCCACGAACGAGGGCTGAGGTCGAGATGTCGTAGGAGAGTCCCGTCGGCTCCTGAATCTGCCAGTTTCCTTCGGTGTCCTTCGTGGTGGCATCTTCGAGCGTCATGCTGACGTGCAGGCTAAGTGATTTGGCTGCGGCAATGACCTTGGCGGGTGCCGTGGTGTTATCGCTACTCAAGAACAGGCGCACGAACTGTCCCTTGGTGTAGGCTGATGCGCTGACAGCCTCGAAATAGACTTGAGTGTCATGTACCAAAGCACCGCTGCCGGTGAATTGCAATGACTTCGTTGCATTTTCACGGTCGTTGAAGTTGAAGGTGGCATCGTTCAAGTAAGCATCGCCAATACGTTGGTATGTTGCACCTGCGCCTGTCTGGTTGTCCGTGGTACTGGTCTCATCCCACATCAATTTGAAGGGAGTGAGTGACTTGATAGCGGTGAGCATGGCTGCTGCATCGCTAACGTCGAGCGATTCCACGCTGACACTCCAGCCCTGACTGGTCATGGTAGGCTTTGCGGCCATACCTACGTCGTCCTTCGTCGAGGCATCGTCGGTGTTGTTCGTCAGCGTGACGGTACAGTTGGTCGCCATACCTACACACTTGAACTTCTCGGCGGTGCTGTCGAATGCCAGGATTCGGAAATTTTGTCCTTTCAATATCATAGTCGTTTAATTTTTAATAGTGTCAACTTTGAGTGTGTAACCACTGCCGTCTCCCTTCCGTCCTACCGCTCCGACCGCATATCTGCATTCAGCCGGGATATTGTCAACCATTTCGGCCAACGCCTCCCTGGTAGGAGCTTCGAGAACGACGGTGCCTTTTGTCAACAACTCGTCAATGAATGCGGTTTTCCCGCTTTCGACTGCCTGTTGCGTTTCGGGAATCTCAACGGTTGTGCCGTCAAGAACATCTTCTTCATTCTTAGCTTTGCTCATCGTCGTAATCATTATATATGTCGCACTGATATTGCAGACGCTTGTAGTAACATGGCTTTGTCCAGTCCCATGCCGTTCCCTCCGTCGTTAGGGATTGGAGGTATGGCCGCTCGCCCGTCATGGTGGAGATATAGTCGGCAATGGCCTTCCGGCAAAGCCTTGTCAACCGCTTCACCTCCTTGGGGCTTTTAGCTGCGATTTCCACGCTTGCCTGCACCCGGTCTTCCGCACCTTCCCACAGACAATCCTTCGTACCTTGGTCGTTCTGTAGGCCGTCATCCGTAATGATGATGTAGGGCAGTGGCGTGTTGTCTGCATCCGTCGGGGGAACTTCCACGCATGTACTGAAAATCCGCCCGTCCGTATCGCTGACAATCGTTTCATCCGTAGTCAGAGCATTGTAGAAAATCTCGTCTAATTCAAGCATCTTGCACGATCAGTTTGACTTGTTAAACATTCCTGTTTCTCACTTTCCTTCTTGGTTTCCGAAGGGGAGGCACTGGGTTTCCTCAATGCCTACCCCTTCGGCTTGGGAACTATGAAACCAAGACGGAGTTAGAGATGTTTAGTTGCCGACCTCGTTGGAAGATGCGGGATCAACGAGCTTGATGAGCTTGAAGGCCTGGGGAGTGCCGTTGCCGTTGTTCACCTTGCCGGAGAGCTCGGTCAGCGAGTAGTCGGTGGTCATGCCGATAGCCACCGTGCCACGGTCGAAGTTGGCCTGGCTGGTGCCATCGATGTTGAAGCGGAACTCACCGTGCTGCTGCTCTGCCAGATAGCCGAAGTGACCGATACCGATGTAGCGGTACTGGCCGTCCTTGGTGGCAGTGCCGTTGCTGGCGATAGAGTAGTCGATGTAAGGAGATACGACGTACTTGTAGC